TAGGAACATGGCAAACGATAAAAAATCGATAGTAAAAGAAGCTTTAACTGATTATAATGCAATCAGAGAGGCTGCAGAAGCTAATGCTAAGAAGAAATTAGCGGAAGAATTTCCCGATAAATTCAATAAACTATTAAAGGAAGAATTAAATAAAAATAAATCAACCAAAGAGTCTTATAAGAGAATAGACGAAAGCAAAGAATCGAAAGATGACGTTGAATCAAATAATGATACTGTTATGAAACAAGAAAAAGAGGCTAAAAAAGCCGTAAAAGAAACCGCAGGAGAAGGTAAACCCTTCGGAGAAAAAGCAAAACAAGTGGCACAGGTAGAAGAAGATGTAAAAATCATTGATACCGTTGGTGATGGCGACCCATTCGATGAGAAAGCTAAAGGCGAAAAAATGGTTGATGAAACTGTAAAAGTTACAGATACTGTTGGCGATGGCGACCCATTCAAAGAAAAAGCAAAAAAAGCTCAGAAACCACTTCAAACAGAAAACCTTGACATGACAGGACAAAGCGTTGATAGTGTTGGCACTGCAATAGAAGGTGCTGGTGAAGAAGACGAAATCATTACAATGGATGAGATTGAAGCAGAAATAGCAAATATGGAAAATCTTGATGAAAGAATTACCGATTTTACTGAACCTTCTTCTCCTTCATATATGGATAAAGGCAATAAAGGTGTTGCATTCGACCAGCTTGTAAGTATGAGAAATCAAATCGATGAAATGATTAACTCATTCAAACCAGTTGATGAAATGCATGCTGCAGGTCAGGAAACATTTGGTAGTGATGGTCAGATTGATGCTCTACACAATCAAGGTCCTACTGAAAAATTAATTGATGAACTTCAATTGCAGCCGGATGAAATGAGTCCTGCTGATTTACAAGAAGAAGCTCCAATTACCGATGCTGACGTTGAAGCAGTATTGGGTGCAGAAAAGGAAGTTGATGAAGCACATGGTGTAACCTATGCAAAAAGGAGACCAATGCCGGGTAGAGTATTGCCGGGACAAGAATATTTGAGTCAGGGCGAAAAAGACCAGTCACCGGAAGCGATTAAAGAATCGAAAAAACTTCAGGGTTTAATCGATGAAAACAAGAAGTTGACGAAGAAAGTTAATGAAACCATTAAATTCAAAAAGTCAGCTACAACTTTGATTGAAAGCTATAAGACGGCACTTGAAAAGTATCGCACACAATTGAAAGAAATGGCAGTTTTCAATACCAATTTGGCACATGTAAATAACCTTTTGGTAAATGAAGAATTGGCATTAACTCAAGAAGATAAGATTAAGATTATCAACGAATTTAAAAAGGTTGATAGTATTGCTGAATCACAGAAGAAGTACAAAGCAGTCCTTTCAGAAATGAAGGAAGGCAAGAAAACTTTAACTGAAGCTATTGAAGATAAAGTAGCAGCCTCAGTTGCTCCATCTTCAAAGCAGAAACTTGATGAAGCAAAAGAAGTAACAGCCTATGAAAACAATGAACATCTCAATAAAATGAAGAGAATCATTGAAACCATAGAGAAAAGAGGCAAAAAAAATAATTTGTAATTAAATAAAACATTAATACAATGGGATTTTTAATGGAAAGTGCCGAAGTTGGTAATATTGGATTAAAACAACTTCGTGAACAAAGAGAAATAACAACCAACCGTTGGGAAAAAATCGGTTTGTTGGAAGGTCTTGAAGGTAACGTAAAAGAAAACTGCGCACAGCTTTTCGAAAATCAGTTATCTTACATGATTAACGAATCAACTGATTCTGCAAGTTCAGGTCAGTTCGAAACTGTTGCATTCCCTGTAATTCGTAGGGTATTTGCAAAATTACTTGCAAACGACATCGTTTCAGTACAGGCTTTAAACTTGCCTATCGGTAAGTTGTACTTCATCAATCCTAAGACTTCTGTTAGGGTTGCTCCGGCTGGTCTTGAGCATACTTCACCTAATGGTGCTTATGGTAATGCTGCTGACCTTGCTTTATCAGCAAGAACTCAGTTCGAAACTCGTTCATTATACGATGCATTCTATGCAACCGAATATAATGACGAAGGTTATTCATTGTTTGACCGTTCAAAGGGTGAAATTACCGTTATAACAGGTGACTGCGCAGCAGTTCTTGATACAACTGGTAAATTCGTTACTTTAACCATTTCTGGTTTCAGTACATCAAACGATGGTAAACTTATCGGTCCTGCTGGTGTTCCTTTGGATACCGAATCATTCCTTGCTGGTTTGAGGATTTTCGCAGACACTAATTTGGATGCTCCTACTGCTGCTGATTCAATTCCTGCAAGTTCAGTTATTCCTTTCAATGTAAAAGTTCAGAAATACGGACAGGGTATCGTTAGCAAAACTGGCGATGTTGTTGTAGTAGCTGACTTAACATATCCGGGAACTGACGGCTATCAGGCTTTGAGTGGTGCTACAAGTGCAACTACTTTCAGCTATGCATACAGGGTATACAGCGACCTTGAAGAAGATTCAAAAATGGCTGAAGTTACTTTCGTACTTGACCAAGTTACAGTATCTGTAGAAACACGTAAAATGCGTGCTATGTGGACACCTGAACTTGCACAGGAC